ATGCCTGACAAATATGAATGGTGGGAGCCAATTTTGCGTTGGCTACAATATTATCTTCCGCTTATTGGCGGATTTTCTATTGCAACAACGATTGCCTATATTCGTGAACGACGCGAAGGGATGCTTTGGAAACAATCTTTATTGGAAGCGTTGATGTGTGGTTTGCTGAGTGTGGGCACAATCCGGTTTATTGAATGGTGGTTAGCACAAAATGGCAATACCGAGTCTTGGAGCTTATTAGCCGAATTTTGTGGTGTTGTGATCGGTTTTTTAGGAACAAAAAAACTCTATGGCATCTTTGAGATGATCATCCAATTTATTAAAAATCGATTTGGAGTTTAATGATGAATCAATTTTTTCTTAGCCAGCGTAGTGAACAAAACTTACGGGGTGTGCATCCTGATTTAGTCAAAGTGGTGCGCCGAGCGATCAAATTGAGCCGTGTTGATTTCATGGTTATTGAAGGAAAACGCAATGAAGCTCGCCAACGGCAATTAGTGGCTAATGGACAAAGTCAAACGATGAATAGTCGGCACCTAACAGGGCATGCCGTCGACTGCGCTCCATTAATTCACCGTCAAATTCCATGGAATGATTGGTCTAAGTTCGAGCTGGTTGCTCGAGCAATGAAAAAGGCCGCGGCGGAATTAAACGTGGAAATTGAATGGGGAGGTGACTGGGTTAATTTTAAAGACGGACCACATTTTCAATTGTCATACCGCGCTTACCCTCTATGACATCGCTAACCAAGGTATTTACGGCGACCAGCCTGATCCTAGCTTTTTGGTTGTGGTGGGTAATGCGTGATTATGACAAGTTAAATCGCCAATATATGTCACTGAATCATCAAATGGCAGCGCAACAGGCTTTATTTAATGGGTATTTAAAATTTTCAGCACAACTCAATAAAATTACCAAAAATCATCTTAACCAACGAAATGAGGTGGATCTTAGTTCTGAACAAACCAAAGAAGTTATTAAAAAGAGGCTTTCTGACACTATTTGTGCCACTCATCGTGTGCCTAGTGATGCTACTGTCCAGTTGCACAAACATTCAGAAAGAATACGTTCCACAGCCGCAAATGGCGATCCCAGCTTATTTACTCGATGATTGTTTACCCCCGATTATTCCTCTCGAATTAACTTGGGGTGATTCGCTTCTACTGAATGAAACATTATTAACTATTATCGAACAATGTAATTTAGATAAGCAAGCCATCAGAGTGATTGAACAACAACGCCATGCCCTCTTTTTCAAGTAAGCGTTTATTACATCTTTAACTAATTGAATAGCAGATAAAACAACCGACTATCACCGATAGCGCGGAAGATTGTCTATGCCTAATTATTGGGAATTCACATGGAAACAACAACGCTTTCACGGCTCAACCTAGATAAATTGCGCCAAATTATCGTGCTGCTCACACGACTACCGGAAGAACGCGTTCTTGATGGCAGTGTTTATACCGATGTATCGAAATGGGATGACTTTATCACTGTCACGCCATTGGTATCTCATTCTATCGGTACGGAAGTTAAATTCGAAGCAGAAAACAGTAGAGAAGTGGTGACGACGACACGGGAAACCACGGTTTCGATTACCGCACAAGGTAAGCAGGCGTTCTTATTGATTGAAGATTTAGCCGCGCAAATGCACACATACCTTGCTTTGCAACAACTTAAAGCCATGGGGGCGGGATTAGTTCACGGATCAGAAATTCAATATTTCCCCGAGGAGGAGCCTGAAGGAAAGCAACAAAGAGCACAGCTCAATTTAACACTATCACATATTCATCGTATCGAATCATCACTGACTTATGGTGAATCGGTCGTTATAACCACGCTAAAGGAACCATTATGAGTTTATCTATTAAAGAGATCATTAATGCACAAATTTTACCCCAAGCGGCAGTCGTGCAACGTCGTGATCTAAGTATGATTGCGATTTTTACGTCTGAAATGGGCAATGCGTTTGTTGATGCATCTTCGCGTTATGTATTTGTTTCTAATGAACAAGATGTTGCTAATTTATTTGGTACAAAATCGGCAACCTATAAAGCAGCACAAGCACTGTTTTCTGCGCGCCCTAAATTGAAGCGTGCGATGATCGCGCGTTTTGCGAAAGAGAAACAGACAATTGCCGCAACCGCGAATGCGCTAAAAGGCTCAACGATTTCTGTTGGACTGAATGTATTAAAGGCGATTACTGATGGTGCAATGACTTTGAACCTTGCGGGCTCTGATATTTTACTGTCGGCCCTCGACTTTAGTAAAGCTATTGATTTTTCAGACATTGCAAAAGTTATTAATCAAAAGCTACCTAGTGATGCCAACGTACAAGCGGTGTGGGATGCCATCGGTAAGCGCATGATCATTCAATCGAAAACGGCAGGAGTAGATGCAAAAACGCGTTTCGGTTATGTGAAGCCATCCACTAGCGGTACTTATGTGGGTAATTTACTCAAACTGGAAGAAGGCCAAGCTACGCTAACGGTGGGAGCCGCCGCACAAACTGTTAATGCAGAACTACCTTCCGAAGCCTTGCATAAACTACAAAATGTCTATCAAAACTGGTATGGCGTCTATTTCGCAGACTCTCTCACCGATGAACAGCTTGATGATGCTCATGCATGGGTGACCGCGGCTGACTTAAAAGTTATGGCCTATACTGCGACGCGTGATGAGCAGATTGAGTGGAACAACAGTAACATACTGAAAAAGCTGTTTGATAAAAACAGTGGTCGGTTGATGGTGCAATTCAACAAAACGGGAGATAACCATGCCGGTGCTGAGTTGTTGGCGATTGCCGTTTCAACGGTTTGGCAAGGACAGAACACCGCAAAAACCGTCAAATTTAAGCAACAAACGTCGGTACGCTCTGACGATCGCGTGACTCAAGATGCGGCACAAAAATGTCGTCGTTTGGGGATCAATTTTTATACCGATTATGACGGTATCAATATGCTAGCTGAAGGCACGATGCTCGGCGGCACATTTATTGATGAAGTGATGGGGCTGGATGCGTTTATCGATGCGTGCCAAAAACAAGCCTTCACGACCTTACAAGCAAGCCCTACAAAAATTCCTCAAACCGATAAAGGCCAAGCGATGCTAATTGGCTCCTTGATTGTCATTGGCAACGAATTTAAACGCAATGGCTTCTTAGCAGGGGGGATCTGGCGTGGCAGTGATATTGGCGAGGTGACTTTTGGTGACCGCTTAGATGAAGGTTTCTATTTTTACTCGGATAGCTTTGATGTTCAGTCACAAGCGGATCGAGAAGCACGCAAAATGATGCCGATTATGTGTGCAATTAAGCTCGCGGGTGCGGGTCATTCAGCAGATTTATTAATTCAATTCAACCGCTAAGAGGTCACTATGTCTGTTTATAATCACAAAAGTCTTATGGTTAGTATCAATGGTTATGAAATCACAGCCTTTGATGAATCTGCAGATGCGCTATCAATTGCTCCTGTAGGCGATGATGGTGCTTGGACGTTCGGCGCTAATGGGCGTGGAGTTTATGTTTTTAGTGGTAACCAGTCGGGAATATTAACACTGAAGTTACTGCAACACTCTGCAGATAATCATTTTTTATCGAATCTACGTAATCAAATGCTCAGCAGCCAATCTGCTCCCGCGCCGCTTGAATTGTATATCAAGGATACGTGGAACGGTGATGAGATTGTGGGGCATGTTGGCTTTTTTACAACACCGCCGACGCAAACTCGTGGGGCTGGCCATAATGCGCAGTCATGGGTGATCCAATTTGAGCGTGTGATCACTAAATTGGGTAAAGGAGCCTTTAACTGATGGAAAAAGATAACATCACTTATGAGCATCGTCATAGCAACTTTATCGAAGCGAAAACCCATGCCATGAAGCTATTGGGGATGCTAAAAGGTTGCATTGCAATGAATGGTGAACAGGTTGATATCGATGTGGGGGGCGTACTTGCCAATATTGGCTCCACAGAAATGCAAGGTGTCGAAAAATTCATCTTAAAATGGGTGGTAGCAAAAGATGCCGATGGCAATGTTATTCAGCTTGATAAAGTGGATGTGTTTAATACCCATTTTAATACTTATCGTTCCCATTATTATCCACTTATTGTTAATGGCCTAGTCTTTCATTTTGCTGATTTTTTGCCCGATGGAGTCGCATCCAAGGTAAATATGCCCAGTTTGGTCAATCTGACGGCATAACAGATGTAGATTGGTTAAAAATGCTGCCCATTATGGAAGGCAAATATACCGGTCATGATCTTAGAACGACAGCAACGCTCGGCGATGTGCTTGATTTTCATGAGGCCTATGTCGAGCGTTTGTTGTCTCAGCAGAGGGCAGAAGATGGGAATCGAACAACTTCTAACCATTATCGGTCTTAATGAAGAGCAAGTGGTTAAACTAAAAGGTGTCGTCACTGCCCTCGGCGCGGCGGCGACTTCAACGGCAACAGTTATTGGCCAATTAGGTGAGAAATTAAGTAATGCGGGTTTAACGATTGATAATTTGAAAGCAGTGGTTTCTGGTCTCGTGACGGCTATTGATTTTATGTCGAATAAATTCTTTAGCTTTATTGGTGGCGCGGTAGCAGGGGCGAGAGAGCTCTCTCAGGAAAAAAGTGTGTTATTTACCATTTCTGAGAAAGAATTACAGCAAGCTGATGAATATCAATCAGTCACGAAGAAAACTAGCTTATCAATAGAGTCAATAAAAACGAAACTCGTACTAGGGCTACTCCCTAACTTAACGGAGGTGATTAATCGCTTTAATGAATGGCTAGATGCGAATAAGACACTGATATCAGAGGGATTAACTCAGCTGGTCGTGTGGGGGAGTAAAGGCATACAAGCGATAGGGAATGCGGGTCGTGCCATTAATCTCTTAGTCGAAAAAACCATAGGGTGGAAAGCGGCAATCATTGGCGTTATAGCGGTGTTAGCGGCCTTTAAAAAAGCCGCTTTAATAGCCTTTGCCGCGAACCCTGTCATGTGGGTTGCGGCTGCGGTGGCTGGACTGATGGTGCTGCTCGGGGATCTCATAGCTTATCTAGACGGTGGTGAGTCACAATTTAGTGAGTTTTGGGCGCCAGCCATTGAATGGATACAGTCAGTATTAGCTTGGTGGAATACTTTTTATGCTGAAAATAAACTGATTTTCGATGGCATTGCTCAAGCATGGGCGCTCACTATCGATAGTGCTGTGATGATTTTCCGTGGCTTCTTTAAATATATAGGTAATGCCTTAAAGCTACTCTTTGGCTTATTCAGTGGTAATACGGCGATGATGGGGGAAGCATGGGAGGGTATGACCGAGGGATTGAAGGAGATTTGGGCAGGATTTGAACACTACTTTCATGGTTTTGCCACGGCATTTTTAGCATTATGGCAAGTGCTTATCCAAGGGGTTATTCAGGCTTGGGATGTCATTAAAAATGCAGCGAAAATGGCTTTTGAATGGGTATTGAGTGTTGCAAAAACCTTTATTGATGGTTTAAGTACAGTATTTTTTGCGATTATCGATTACCTATTGGCACCATTTCAGTCAGCATTTGATTTGATACAATCGTTATATGAAATATTCACCGACGATTCAACGTCATGGACGGAAAAACTTAATTTAGCATTTGCCGCAATTCAGGAATTCTTAACCGCACCATTTAAAGCGGGATGGGAATTTATTAGAAATCTTTTTGATCTCAGTGATACCGATATTGGCAAGTTTATTCATGATCTTGCGAATACGTTTAATGGGGTGACTGAATTAATTAAAAAGCCTTTCGAGTTGGCATTTAATTGGGTAAACCAAAAGCTTGATGAGTTGACATCGGGTATTATTTCAATATTAACAGCACTGGGTATTATTGACGATAAATATCAAAGTGAAAAAAAATTAGTACAAATCTCAAATCTTGCTGGCGGCTTAATTAAGCAAAATCTAGCTGATCCCAATTTATCTAATGTCACAACTAGCAATCATAAGAGCATTGTTGTTAACCAAGGGGATGTTAATGTGAAACAAGATATTCATACCATGGATAGCCGACAAGCGGGTGTATTGGCGGTAGAGGGGATCAATCAATATGTTAATGAGATTGCATACCATTCCTTAAAGAGTGCGAATGCTGATTAACCCGCCGTTTTAAAGAATGAGTTGGGTTCAATTCAACTGATAAGGTCACTGAATGTGGCCTTTTTTATTTAGGCAATAGATTATGGATATTACAAGCGGAATATTTACTGGTCGAGCGTCTGTTATTACAAGAACGATTGGTCAGTTTGAACTTGATTGTACGATCCGCGAGGCTCATACCTCTGCATTAAGGATCACAAAAAACCCCGTTGAATCGGGGGCTGATATTGCTGATCACGCATTTCTTGAGCCGAAATCACTGAGTATTACGGGAACGGTAGTGGGCTATGAACCTGCGAAATATTTTAATGATTTTTTAGGATTCGATACCGAGGCTATGGGGGAATACCCTCTGCCGTTAGAAATATCGTCATCAATACGGCAAGCGGAAGCGATGCTGGGGCAATATATAACGATAGGACGGGTGTTAGCCAATAAAGTGCAGAAGGTGATTGCACCTTGGTATCCGGATGTATTGAAACCTTTTGCTGATAGTTCGCAGACATTAGATCGTGCTGGTCGTGCTTATGAATCATTATTGGCAATACAAAAAATGGGGGAGCCGATTGATGTACAAACAGGGCTTCGTTTGTACAAGAATATGATGTTAACCAGTATTGGCGCGACACAGGATAAGCCTGGGGCGGTTGAATTTAGTTTAAATTTAGAGGAAGTGTTTATTGTCGAGAGTCAGACGGTAAAAGGATTACACCCTGATTTAAAACAACAACCTCAAAAAAGTAATATGGGAAGAACTCAGCCTGAGGCCAAATCTGCCTATACTTTCCGTGAAACATTAGGGGGACGTTCATGATTTATGAAATACCCGTATCTAACGAGCCGATCCAAGAGCAATTATTTACCTTATTTGGTAAGGCCTTAAAGTTAACTTTGTACTACAACAAAATTTCAAAAAATTGGCAGTTTGATTTATTCGACACCAATGAGAATAAAGTTATTACACAAATGCAAGGATTAGCTGTTAATGCTCCTTCATTAATAGAGAAAAATCTCCCCTTTATTTTGACGTTAAGTGATAAATCACGTTTTGGTATTAATTCAATATCACAAAGTGAATTAGGTGAAAGGCTTTTGCTCTATATTGTTGATAAAGGATTTTGGTATGAAACAATTAGGCAGACAACTTAAGCTTGTTATTGGTAATGATGATGAATCTTTCGAAATAACACAATTACGCGTCACGTTTGATATCAAAAAAACATTAACACCAGAGCCTAACCCTGCTGTTATCCGTATTTACAACCTTAATGCGTCACATCGAAACTTATTAACCAGCAAGGTATTTAATCGGGCAGCACTTTCGGTTGGTTATGAAGAGCTGCAACTAATTTATGCAGGGGATATTATTGAGGTTAAGGTAACTGAAAGTGCGGAAGATATTATTTGTGAATTAATTTGTGGCGATGGATTTAAGGCTTATACCTGTACGTTAGTTAATAAAACATTATCTTCGGGTAATCGCGATCGTGATATTTTAACAGAAAATGCGCAGGCGATGGATATTGATATTGGCGTTATAGAGTTGCCAAATGATCGTCAACTTCCGCGTGCAAAAGTGATGTTTGGTGATGCTAGGGAATTACTGCATAAAATCGCGAAAAATAACCAGTCAGATTGGTCTATTCAGGATGGGCAACTCATGTTATTGCCAAAACAAAAGGTGATAACGGATAACGAAAGTTTTGTTTTATCGCAAGAAACGGGGCTAATTGGTAAACCCGAAAAAAGTGAAGATGGCTTGACGATAACCTGTTTATGTCATCCTACATTAAAAATTGGTGCCCTCATTCGGCTCCAATCCATTACATCTGAATTTAATGGTGACTATAAAATTACGCAGCTAAGTCATACGGGCGATTTTATGGAGAGGGATTGGTATAGCAGGCTCGTCTGTGTTGATGGTACGTTTGATAAGGTGAAACAATGAAACAGCCAACACTTCTTGATGTGATGAATCAATACGCTCAGAACCAGCGCTACGATATTCATACTGCGTTGCCCGGTAAATTACTGTCTTGTAATGGGCATAGTGCGACGGTTGAATTAATGATCAGCCATGTCACTAAAGAGGGAAAAGTGATTGCGTTGCCGCCGTTAGTCGATGTTCCGGTTGGATTTTATCGGGGAGGTGGTTTCTGTGTCACTGTGCCTGTGCGTGAGGGGGATGAGGGGCTGGTGATTTTTGCCGAGCGTTGCATTGACGGCTGGTATGTTTCCGGTAAACAGTCGCAACCGCTTGATCACCGTTTTCATGACCTATCCGATGCCTTCTTTTTACCTCAAGGTAGTAGTCAACCCAATAAAATTCCTAATTATTCGAGTGATTCACTATCGCTACAAACGGATGATGGCTCGACGTTTATTCGTATGCAGTCGGGAAAGATCATGATTAAGGGCGATATTGAACACCAAGGTAATTATCAATTAACAGGTAACGCGTTGATTAAAGGTAACCATTCAGTGAATGGTAATAGTGAATCATCCGGCGGCACACTTAAACATAATGGCAGAAATATTGGCGATACCCACACGCACAGCGGAGTGCAAACGGGAGGAGGCAATACAGGAGGTCCTAACTAATGAAAGTACGTCGGCTTGATGATAACCATGATTGGTGTTTTGGGCGAGGGAGAGCAGATTACAACATTCGCTCGGAAGCTATCGCACAATCGGTGCTAACTCGCCTATTGTCATTGAAACAGGATTGGTTTCTTAATCGCGAACATGGCATTAAATGGTTCGATTATTTACGCAAAAACCCTAATTTGATAGCGATGGAGGCTGAAATAAAAGCGAGTGTATTAAATACGCAAGGGGTTGAGCAAATTACCGAATTTGATATTCAACTCAATCCTGATACAAGGTTGATGGCGATATCAGTCACTTATATTGATATTTACGGCCATAAAAAAGAGGTAATGACAGATGCTCCAAATTACTGAAACGGGCATAGTGATTGATAAGCTGACTGACGTTCACCAACGCTTAACGGAAGGGTTTAAACGTATCTATGGGGATGACATCAATCTGGATGCGGATAGCCCTGACGGCCAAATGATCGGCCTATTTTCTCAAGAGATAGATAATATTAATCAAGCAATTGCCCTGATAGCGCAGATGCTTGACCCCTATAAGGCCATTGGATCATGGCTAGAACAACGCGCAATGTATGCCGGCATTGTTCGCCGAGGGGCCGATTACAGTTATCTCAATGAGGTGGTGATCACAGGTAAACAGGGCGTTACCGTACATAAAGGAAGCTTATTGTCTGATGATAATCGCACCAAGTGGGTCACATTGGCGGATGTCACGTTAGGGAGTAACGGCTCCGCAAGAGTGGATCTACGAAGTCAGGAGCTTGGCGCTTTTTTGTTGCCAGCAAATCGCCCCTTAACCATGGACACGGTGACCATTGGGGTTGATAGCATCACAACCACAAAAGCGGCAAAAGAGGGCGCTTTTGAGGAAACGGATGGCAATTTGTTATTACGTTTTATGCGTTCGCATGCCATCAATAATCATGATGATTATCAAGGACTAGAAGGCGCTCTGCTTGATTTACCGGATGTAAAACAAGCTAAGGTCTACGAAAACTACACCAATCAAACGGATGAAAAAGGCATTCCACCGCACACATTAAATGCCGTTGTTATTGGTGGCCATGATAATGATATTGGGCGAACGATTTTAAGTAAGAAAGTGGGCGGGTGTGGGGTATTTGGGCGTATCAGTAATACACAAACGTATGCTGGCGCACCGCGAACTGTCTATTTTGATCGCGCCGCTTTGGTGAATGTTAAAGTCAAATTACTACTTGAACGAGTGGGGGGCTTCCATGATATCGATACCGATGCCATTAAAGCCGCGTTAGCCGCCACTGAATTTGATATTGGTGAATCGGTTTATGCGATGCGTTTAACTTGCCAAGTAAATGCAGTACAAGGCTTTTACATTAAATCAATTACCGTAAATGGGCGCGATGCTGTTTCAATAGGGGTCCGCCAATGCGCACAAATCAGGCCAGAAGATGTGGAGGTGCTGATTGAGTAAACCACGCGAAGACTTTTTGATTTGGCAGTACCGAGGAAAACCTAAAGCCCGACAAACCGTCGGGCTTTTGCTTTCTGAAACAAAGCAACTCTTTGAATCGGTCATTACGTTATCGACCATTTTAAATATCGACACTGCTACGGGGTATGGACTCGATTTAATCGGCAAACATGTCGGTATTCATCGGGTCATGAAATCATTGGTGCCGAAAGACTATTTTGGCTTTCGGGGGATTGAAGGCGCGCTAGGCTTCAATATTGGGGCCTTTTATCGTTATGGTGATTCACTCAAAGGATCATCGGTATTGGGTGATGATGATTACCGCTTTTTTATCAAAGCCAAGATCATTAAAAATTACCAAAAACCCGATATCGCCAATATTACCTATTCCTTACGTCACTTATTGGGGGAGCAAGCCTTTATTATCGACAATTATGATATGTCGATGAATGTGGTTATCCCTGCCAATTATTTAACACCGTTTCGGATCCATGCCATCAAAGATCTCGATATTTTATCGAGGCCTATAGGGGTTAATTATCAATATCTCGTTATTACCGATGCACACCCATTTGGTTGGGCGGGGGATCAATCGGCATTTGGTTTTAACGATGGAAAATTCACGAGGTTAATGAATGTCAGTCATTAAAAAGCCAGACTTAAAAATATTCGCGCAAGATGCGAAAACGGGGGAAATTGAAACATTCCCAGATGTATTGCGTGGGTGGGGGATTACTTTAGACAGAACTGCTGGTAAGCCGCCATTGGAATGGTTTAACGCCATAGGTAAGCGTGTTGATGAGTGGTTGATGTATTTGACGCAGCGTGGCGTCGCTGAGTGGGATGCGACGCTATCTTACCCAAAAACGGCCATCGTTCAGTGGAATGGGGTTATCTATGTTTCCAACAAAGAAACGAAAGGGGAGCAACCGGATAAATCGCAAGCTGCATGGTCTACGCTGGGTGTGTATTTGGGGTTGGGTAACTATTACACTAAAACAGATACGGACACTAAATTTCAACCAAAGGGTGATTATGCGACAAATACAGCCTTGAATAATGAACTTAATTTAAAATTTGATAAAACGTCTGTGGTACAAGGTACTGGCACATCAACGACACAAGTAATAAGTCAGAATGGGGTATCAAAAGCACTAGCTAGCAAAGCGGATTCAAAGGTTTTTATTGCTGCAACTGATATCGGAAACTCAGCAATCTCTCCACCCAGTGGTTCAGCATCTTTCGTCATCGATAAAAATGGTGGCTTTTATGTATATGGGGCCTCCAAAGGTATAACATTCAAAGTATCTGCCGATGGCGTCATGACTACGGGGTTAATTCCGGTAACGTGTGGTGGTACAAACGCGAAAAACAGTGTTGATGCTAGAAAAAACCTAGGTGCGCTGGGTGTGGGTGATTATGGTATTGGCTTGACTCCAGCTACAGCAACCAATATTACATCCGTTGATAATATTGACAGATGGGATTTGGCGCAGGGCTTTTATAAAGTTAATACAGCAAGCAAAGGAGAGCGTCCTACTGGTGCCAATGGTTACAAAGGGTTTTGTCTACTTGTTAGTGTTTACGGTACAGCTCCGGGGGGTGCTTATGTCACTCAGACTGCATTTTATTATTCAGATGCTAACTCTGAAACCTATCGCCGTTCCTTTGATCCGATAACAGCCGCTTGGACAAAGTGGAGTAAGTTATATGCTGAGGGGAATACATATACTGACCACAACGGGAATTTAAAAGCTTCTGGTTCTTCTGATGCATTAACTGACTTTCCTGTGGGGGCGCCTATCCCTTGGCCTCAAGCCACGGCTCCTAGCGGATATTTAATCTGCAATGGTCAGGCATTTAATAAAACGACTTACCCTTTGCTTGCTAAAGCTTACCCATCTGGAAAATTACCTGATCTACGTAGTGAATTTATCCGAGGTCTTGATGCTGGTCGTGGAATTGATGCAAATCGAACTGTATTGAGTCATCAATTAGATGCCATGGAGAAAATATATGGAACGACTTCGACAGATTCATTGAATAACACCGCAACTGGCCCCTTTCAATTAGGTAGTGGTAATGGAAGTCAGTCTGCTAGTAATCAAGGCAGTTCGCGCTTATTGATTTTTGATACTTCGCGTTCGAACCGCACTGCGGCAGAAACAAGACCCCGTAACATTGCATTTTTATATATCGTGAGAGCAGCATAATGAAAAACTACAATTTAGAAATTGAACAAGCAGAAATCGGTCAAAATAGTTTAGCAACAAAAGCCGGTTGGATTAAAACGTATATTGCAGACCCGACCACTCGTGAATATCTTAATGCAAATATGGAATATATTTACTTTGATGTCAGCGTGTCCGCGGGAGCTTATACCGATGCACCTGAACTACCAACCAAAACAGGTTTTGCCATTGTGCGTAGTGAAGATGGCTCAAAATGGGAAATTGTGGCTGATCATCGCGGCAAAACAGCGTACAACACAGAGACCCGTCAGCCTGTTGAAGTCGATTTTATGGGCGATTTACCTGAAACACTCACACTCTTAGAGCCAAAAACAGAATTTGATAAGTGGAACGGTAAAAAATGGGTCACTGACACAGAAGCCCAAAAAGCCGCATTAATCGCGCAGGCTGAACAGGAGAAATCACAACGACTGGATGAAGCAAATAATATGCTGACTTATCTGCAAGACTCCATCGATACAGGACTGGCAACCGATGAAGAATCCGCAGCGCTGCAAGCGTGGAAAAAATACCGCGTTTTACTAAATCGTGTTGATACTTCTTTAGCACCTAATATTGAGTGGCCGGAAAAACCGTAATTTTTACTTATCCATAGCCGCTTTATGAAAAGCGGCTATTTTAAAATGCATCGGCTATTCTATTTCATAAAAAGCCTTGTTATGTCCGTTTAGTCACATTGAGAGAAGCAGCTTTATTCCTAATATAGGCATTCCGATAAATTATTTTTTATTTATGCGGAGTGTAATGACATGGTAGTGAAAGCCACTGATAACCCCTTTAAACAAGAATAAACTGGACTTTTTATCAAATACACACTAAATATTTTTATATGTCCACCATACTAGTATTACGCGTATCATTTTCCAATGATTACCAATTAACAGAGTATTGCTAGTTATTCAATTCATAAAATGGCTGATATATTAATTGATAAGCTGGCCTATTTTATAAATATAGCCTTTCTGCATCATTAGGCCAGTCATCATATAGATGGTCAGTATAAAGTAAAAAGCATTCTGTGATGACCCTATTAAGCACCTTATGGTGACAATATCCCCTTCCGTTGAACGTACCTCCCAAATATTGCTTTTATAAAGTTTTGTGACGGTCATTGAACAACCGCCCATCACACTCATCGCTTTTTGAGTATCGTTAATAAGATCAAATAGCTCCCCCATTGAGTCGTAAACCTTCATTGTATCGATATGATAATAGTATTCAGAACCGTTACGTCGAAATCCGCAAGCCACATTAATTTGAAGATCAGTGTAATGGCTATATTTATTGGTTAATTGCTCAAAATCATCCGGATAAAGGTCTTTATTGTTATTTATTTGGGCATTGTGTTGCGCTGCTCGGATATAAGGAGCCTCATCGAACTCAAGTAATGTTGCAGATATCTCTAGGGTTGAGTTCAC